TCGGAGTACAAGGATTGTGGTCCGGTGGGGAGCAAGAGTCACACCCACATGCACGACAGAAAGTATCTGTGCGCAGCGGTGAAGATGTGGCCGACACCATCAGCGAGCGAACACAAAGCGGGGCAACCTGGGGACAAGATGCAGAAGATGCTTGGCAATCACCCCGAGGTGCGCAACAGTGGGACTGGCACATTGAACCCGACGTGGGTAGAGTGGCTAATGGGATACCCAAAAGGGTGGACCGACTTAAAGGATTAGGTAACGCTATCTTACCCCAGATAGCACAACAAATTGGTGAAGCAATAAAGGCGTACTACTGATGAAATTCATTCACAATAGTTGGAATGTCATAATGGACAACCGTTACAATCCATTACGTAATATTCCTGATGTAAACACTAGGCATCTTATCATGCAAATACTTGCATGGATGTGGTGCATTATTTTTTCTATGTGGCTTGGCTCTGTCATCGCTTTTGGTATTAGTGCCGCTATCCACGCTCTATTGATAGCTGGTATATTTATTACAGTTGGTGTATTTGAAACCGCCAAACGTAAGCCAAGCTATTTTGGTGGCTTGGGCAGAGGCAATGGCGGCGAACATGAATAAGTATTGGAATAAAGTGAAGTATTATTACCTCACACATGATGGCATTGAAATGTTTTTGTTTGCCTGTATCTTTGGTTTCTTAGGCTGGGCATCTTATCACGCCATAGCTGGTATTATAGAAAGGATAATGACATGAGCAAGGATATACGTGTGCTATTGTCTGCAGATAGTTCAGCAGAATTACAAGAGGATATAGAAAGATATCAGCGGTCGTACCCTTACACGGGATATGATACTCGTGTTATATCCACTCACACCGATGAGAATGGTAAATATTGTGCAATAATTTCAAGATTGGACTCATGTGATTAATATGGCTAGAGAAGGATATGAGGCGTACATGAAACGTAAGATAGCAGAAGAAGAAGCTAGCCTAGAGGACTTTCCGCCCAGCTTCGACAACATTAACAATCCATTACATTATAACAAAGGCGGCGTAGAGTGTATTGATGCAATACGCGCTGCGTTAGGCTCAGAACTATTTCAAGGATATTGCAACGGCAATACCATAAAGTATTTGTGGCGGCACCGCTACAAAGGCAAGCCTCTTGAGGACTTGCGGAAAGCGCAATTCTATTTGGAGCGCTTAATTCTGGAACAAGAAAATGAACAGGACGACAGTTAGAGCAGACATTATTGTAAGAGCAAAGTTAGACTTAGACGAATTTAACGCAGATACAGACGAACTCAGCGAAATTGTGAGTGACTATGTATCTGATTTGCTATACGATGTTGAAGGCATCGAACCTGTTTCTATTACAGTGAGGACAAAACAATGAGCAACGTTACTTTACCAACGTATTACCAACAATTTATTCACAAATCGCGCTATGCGCGTTGGCTTGACGACGAACAGCGTCGCGAGGAGTGGCACGAAACAGTGTCACGGTACATGAATTACATGCGTGATTCCTTGAAAACTAAGCATGGGTACAAAATTCCTGCCGAAGACTTCGAAGAAGTGCAACAGGCTGTCCTACATTCTGAAGTTATGCCGTCTATGCGTGCTATGATGACCTCTGGCGCAGCACTGGAGCGTGATAACACTGCTGGCTATAACTGCTCATATTTGCCCGTAGACGACCCTAAAGCTTTTGACGAAGCTATGTACATCTTGATGTGTGGAACCGGTGTAGGCTTCTCTGTGGAGCGGCAATACATTGCTAAGCTTCCAGAAGTCCCTGAGAAGATGTTCCCAGCTGACGAAGTAATTACTGTACGTGACAGCAAAGAAGGCTGGGCAAAAGCATTTCGTAAATTGCTGGCCCTGCTGTGGTCAGGTGAAATTCCTACATGGGATATGAGCAAGGTACGCCCCGCTGGTGCAAAGCTAAAGACATTTGGTGGACGTGCATCAGGCCCAGCACCGCTTGATGATTTGTTTCGGTTCACAGTCGAGACATTTAAAAAGGCAAATGGCCGGCGTCTGTCAAGCCTAGAGTGCCACGACATCATGTGTAAAGTTGGTGAAGTCGTTGTGTCAGGCGGTGTACGTCGCTCTGCTATGATTAGCTTGTCTAATTTGTCTGACGATAGAATGCGGCATGCCAAAGTTGGTGCTTTCTGGGACACAGACCCACAGCGTCAAATGGCAAATAACTCTGTTGCATACACAGAAAAGCCTGATATGCAGACATTTATGCGTGAATGGATTTCACTGGCGCAATCTGGCACAGGTGAACGCGGTATGTTCTACCGTGGTGCAGCGCAGAAGAAAGCTGCAGAGAATGGCCGGCGTGAAGCAGACCAAGATTTCGGTACAAACCCGTGTTCTGAGATTATCTTGCGTCCTTACCAATTCTGCAACCTGTCAGAGATTATCGTACGTGGAGACGACAGCATTGACGACCTAAAACGTAAGGTACGCATCGCTACTCTGATTGGTACATGGCAGTCCACACTAACAAACTTCCCGTATCTGCGGCGTATCTGGCAGAAGAATACAGAAGAAGAGCGTTTGCTGGGCGTGTCGATGACAGGCATTATGGATAACGCTATTCTTAACGGGCGTAGTGCAAAATATGGTATGAATATTGCTGGCATACTGCAAGAATTGCGG